ACCAACAGATCATATACTAGTAGCATAAGTTAACAAAGAGGGCAAACAAATGAAAGCATTGACAGCATACGTAGAACAGCAGAACAGCTGGAACAAGATCTTCGGCAAGCCTGCTATGAACATCCAGGGCTTGACACAGAAGGAAGTGGACGAGATTGCACGAAGCATTGACGGAGGCTTGAGTCCAGAGAACCTACACTGTGATGGAGAGATTAGTCCAGCACAAGCACGTGCCAAGTACAACAACTACATGAAGATTATCGCAGACCTAGAGAAGTACTGCGCCAAGTATGGCTACAATATGCCATATATGTACGAAGCATAAATTGGCTAACTAGGGGTTGACAACACAGCCCCTAGAGCATATACTATAAGAGTAAGTTAAACAAACGCGAGGGCATACGCAATGACTACAGTAGCAGAACTTAAAGCAATGATCCGTGAAGCAAACGAAGCAGCTTATGAAGCAGCTGACGAGTTTGAGAACACACACTTCCCCAACGGTGGTTGGGGTGCATGTGGCTTTGCTTGGGTAGACATCTACGAGCACAACGGCACCAAGCTCAAAGGCAATACTCGTATGGGACGAGCACTTAAGGCAGCAGGTGTAGAGCAGAACTGGAACAGAACATTTTCAATTTGGAATCCTAGCAAGTATCCTACACAGAATGTAGACACGCTAGAAGCAGGTGCTAGAGCAGCCGCGGATGTGTTTAAGCGTTATGGCTTTACAGCATACGCAGGCAGCAGACTAGACTAAGAGTTTGCCCTAGTGGCAAGTGGCGCGGCATCCACAGCAGGCCGTAGAAGGAGCGTGACACTCCAGCAAGTCACAGAAGGAGGCAGGCAACTGTCTCCTTTTTTCTTTTCAAAAATAAAAAAATAAAAAAAATATTTTTTCTCGAGGTCGGCCATCAGGGGGGCTCGGGGTATATTATGTAATGATTTCAAACACTTAGCGCAGCCTTAATGATCCACACTTTTTAAAAACGTGGTGAGTGCAAATCACCACCTCACTTCTGTAAGTACTTCCCTAGAAAAAATTGCGCAGCAAAATTTTTTTGACGCAGGACCCATTTCGGATCACAGTGTAAATACAGTATGGACGACGAAAACCTAATACGAAAAGAAATATTAGATGATCTACTGCGAGTAATACTATACAATGAAACTTTCCATAGTCAACTGAGCGAGCTTATGCACACTATAGACAACGAGCACTTGTGGTTAGTATCCTGTCCCGCTAGAACCCAAGCACTAGAGATTTGTAATAATATAGAAAAAAATGAACGTTATATTCTAAACACGTTGTATTCCGGCATTTACCGTAATGATTTAAACCATATACGCAAACGACTAAACTCCTCAACAACAACGAGCGACGAAGTCTAGCGAGATGTCAGACGTAGTATACGGCTGCTAAATATTCTTGTGCGTACAGTGCTTACTCACAGTTTGGACACCCTTTACAGTAGCACACATAGTAGTCTACACACAGCAAACTAGCTGACACACTGTACGCAATACACCAGCTATGTACAAACTAAAACTCATATACGATCCAGAGCCAAGAACACAAACGCTCAAAGAAACTGTTACTTTTTGTGCAGCCAATGATCTATATGTGTATCATGGAATAGATGCAGCACAGTGCAGTGCAAGCGAACTACTATTTGAAACGTCAAGGGACCGTATGTTTGCACTACTCTACTTGAGTGGATCACGTAGTTTTACACCTGTTTGTGTGGAATAAAACATCATCTTTTTTCAAACCTGTACGCTAGGGGCTTTTTAGGGCGTTGTTTTCAGTCTGTCGTGGTGGTTGTGCAGTTTTTGTTTTTATATGTGTGTCTAGTATCGTTGCACTGGCTAACTAGCGTTAGCTGCTTCGCAGCTTTTTGGGCGCAGGCGCTTCGCGCTTTTGGGCTCACCATCCCTCGGGGCGTGTTCTGCGAAACTTCATTACCAACAGCACTCTGGGACGGCGTGCTTGGGGTGCTAGTGCTCTATGGCGCTGTTTGCCATCAAACACAAACAGTGTGTTGTCTTGGAATGGCACACTACGAGTTCCTTGGTCAGTGTCAAACACAAAGTCTCCACCTCCGGGCGCTGCTGCTGTGTACACTGCTGTGATGTCGCCGTGATCTTGATGTTCGCCTATGTCCTGTCCGGGATGCTGCACAGTTAGATGCACACGCTCGCTCTGCAGGCTCAGTGGATCACAGCCTGTGAGTTCTGCTATGGTTTCCATGGCTTTGATTACTATAAACTTGATCAAAGGATCGTTGGGACGGAAATCAAACGAATAAAATATTTCGCTGTCGGTTTCCTGATCATGACGTTTGAGATAAATGCTCTGTGGTGCGTTGTTGCTGTCTGCATATTCTATATAGTGATGTGGTGTTTGATAGGTAAAATGACGATTGAGGAACACCACAAGATCCTCGTCTCCAAACCAAGATTCTACTACTTCGAGCATACTGTTCTCCACTGCTGTAGTGTATATATCTCCGCATGCGAACACGCAACATAATCTGAACGGTTTTGATGTCGCACCACTCCTGAGCCTGCCACAACATCGCCGTCGCGGTATGCAAAAGGTCTAGGTATGGTGATGTCTATGTATTCGCCGTAGTTGGTGCCCAGTGTGAGGAATGTGACCCAACGATTGCCACGACCACGAAACACACGACCGTTGGCAATCACACCCGCAAACTCCACACGGTCCAACCACTGTTGACGAACTCCGCATCCGGGCACAAATCGTTGCTGCCACCATCCAGGTTGGGTGTCTAGTCCCTGTCGGTGTGCTTCACATTGATAGACCCATGATCGATATGATCCTTGGCAGTGACGTAGATTGGCTCTCCAGAATGCTTCCGGGTTGTGTGCTTTTTGATAGGCCAGTGCCCATATGAGTCTGCCCAAGTTAACCGCATGTGCTCTGCATAGTCCAAACCCACTTAGCTCTTGCAGTGCGGCCATGGCTTGGGCTTTGCGGGGATTGTTGCCCAGTCGTTCAACAAACTCCAGTATCTTTTCATCGTTCTTTTTGGCAAACGCTCTGCGATACATGTCTGCTTCATATTGATCTACGCCTATGATTGATGATATAATGTCTATGGCATCGTCTTCAAACACGATTGAGTCTTGTACAGTTTCTTGCGACCAGTCTTGGAACACTGCTGCTTTTTGTCTGCCGCTCATAGCAACAGGTCTTACCATTGCTGTAGCAAACACACAGTCCTGCACACAGGTGGGTTGTATAGCACGAAACAGTCTACGCATAGCAGGTGATTCCCCTTGTGTAACACCCAGCACATCGCCTCTAGCCAGCAATGCTGCTGTTGCACTATCTGTTTCAGGATAGTCTGTGAGTGCTGTGTCAGGATCTATTTCCAACAGTTGACTGAGTCCTCTATTGGCCAATATGTCTACCTTGAGATGTTCAAGGTCCTCTACTTCGTGTTTGTCTAGTAGTATTTGATTGTCTTGTGATATTAGTGATTTTGGTAATTGCCTAGTGAACATTACGATGCCTCCACAGTGTTTTGATATTGCTCTTTTCTTTCCCATTAGTTTGCGTTCGATCCTACGTGCTTCTTTTGGATCAACACCAACCGACTCATATGAGAAGTTTCGTGGAAGATTACCTGTGGCACCCAAACGTTTGGCAGCCTCTCTACGAGCTGATTTTTCTTTGTAGGTGACGTAGTTGCTCAGTCGTGCAGTTTTACCTGGCCATTTGCGGAATATCCTTTCCATGACTTCCGTCTGTCGATGATGTTCAAAGTCTATGTCCACATCCGGTAGGTCGTCCCTAAAAGGGTTCATAAACCGTGCCACAGGTATTTTCCACTTGATCGGGTCTACATCTGTAATACCCAACAAGTAGCACACAAGACTACTGCCTGCAGATCCACGTGTCATGTGTGTAAGATCTGTAGTTAAGTCTATGATGTCACAAATTTGAAGGAAGTAATCAGTGAAACGTTGAGAGAGAATGAGCTCAAATTCTTCAGCTAAACGAGTATGATATTCGTGTTCGGGTGGAACAGGCCTTTTAAATCTATCTAATAGCCTTTGTATGTTTTCTAAATCCGTTGCCATTGTAGCCTCTTGTTGTCTTTGTATGCCTAAACGCTTTCGCGTGAAGTATTTATTATTGTAATTTGAGGCGGTGTTAAAAAAGACTATGTTTTTTCAATTAGTATAGCTGATGGATATTTTAAAACAAAATGTGTAGCATGCTTAGAGTCTTGTATATCTACATATATATCACAGCGGCAATAGGTGTCACTGGGTAATGTTTGGCTAGAACTTCTCAGCAGTTGCCATGTCCAATTGTTTTCCTCTACAGTTTTGTATAGCTGTTCGCCTAATTCTCGCATTATCCATAGCTGTTCCATTTGAGAATTAGCATGTGTCCATTTGTATTCGCATGATCCTAAATAGTATCTCAAAATTCGTACTCAAAGTTTTGACAAGTTTCTCCACGACGCAAAAACTTAGCCCCGTTCCGTAAATGAAAACGTTCTGCCATTTCAGTTAGTGGACTTAGTGTACAGAAGCGTTTAATGTGCGGCTTTTCTCTTTGTATTACTTCTGCAACATTAAAGATGATTTCTCTGCCTGCACCTTTGTCGTAACTCCATACAGTGTAGAACATAGCAGTGTCAGGTTCGATTGCATTCTTGTGATCTAGTTCTTCTTCTGTAATCGCAACACCTTTGGTATATGCTACACAAACAACAGCTCTAGCAACTCCTGCTTCGTCATCTTCTAAACAATAAACTTCTCTACCGTCTTTTATTCTCCAATGCATTGGCAAATGAGGCCGCACAGGATCGTCTTTTACATATCCTAGCGTCCAATCATCATTAATAATTTTTAACAAATGTTAATCTCCTAAATTGTTAATAAACGATCTTAGTTTTGTAGAATCAGTTTGCGCACGTATTTTACCTACAGTATCTCCGTCTGTAGGATCATCTGATTGATGTTCTATAGGTGTTCCTGTATTTCTCTTGAGTTGATCGTATATTGTACTTTTACGTTTGTCAAATTCTTTGTAATCATCTTCTTCACCTAAGTCACGTATACGCAAACTGTCTACATCAAACTCTAGATCAATCTTTTGTCCTACACCGCTTGAACTACGTGTTTTCATTAACTGTATTTGATAACGTCCACGCTCACGCATTGCTCTACTTGTAAAAATACCAATCAAGTTATCTGCTGTATTGATCTTACTAATACCACCCGAGATATGCGAGTGATCAAATTCTATTTCTTCTACACTGCTTCTGTTTAACTGCGATGCTGTAACAAACAGTGTATTAAGTTCCATCGCCAAGTTGCGCAGTTCTTCTGATACATATTTGTCTTTAACAAATAAGTTCTCTGCACTAATCTTAGCAGCAATCGGATGCATCAAATCCAAGTAGTCTACAAGCAATACGTCTACCTTCTTGCCTGTTTTAATTTCATACTCTTTCAAATAACTTCTAATGTCATTTGCATTCTTACCTGTGGGCATGTATTTGACTTGGAATGCACCAGACTTTTTGCCAATCATTTTAACTTTCATTTCGACATCGTCAATGTTCTTGAATACATCACGACTTGGAATGTCTGTAGTCATACTATCTACACGCATGCTAACCAAGTTTTCACTAAGCTCAAACGTCAAGTAAATTACATTCAATCCTGCCAGTGCCCAGTTCACGCCCAAGTTAGCCAAGAACAAACTTTTACCCGAACCAGAGCCACCTGCAAAGATGTTAAGCTCGCCTCTGTTGAATCCGCCAAACAGTTTCTTGTCCAGTGCCGGCCAGCCTGTGCTTACCTGTCCGTTCTTGTCTTTGATTGCTTCTAGTCTACCACGTGGATCTGCCCAATAGTCTGTGCCCAAGTCTTTTTGCAAACCAATTTGCACAGCCTTCTTAACTAGATCTTCAACAGGTCCATACTCGCCTTTTTCAAGCAAGTCAGCACTCTTAAGAATAGCCGATTCTAACGCCTTGTGTCTACTGAATGTTTCAAACTCTGCCAGCAACCAATCATAGTGATTTTCTGCTAGATCTCCTGGATGTTTTAAGTTGCTGTCTGTTGCAGCATTGATCATATCAAATGTAGGCAGTGCGTTATGTTCTGTTACATAATCATTTAGAAATTTTGCTGGTGCTTGTAATCGACGATCAAATGTGTTTGGATCAAATACAGCCTGGCACCTTACAAAAGATTCTGCATCTGTAAGCATCATCTCTAAATATACTTTTTGGATGTCGTATCCGTAATCAGTGTTCTGTCTAGTCATTATTCGTATATACCTTAACTTTGTACATTTTAGCAAACTCTTGAGCATCTGTCAAGTTATTAATCATCGGTTTGCCTTTAATATTTAAACTAGTGTTTAGTAGCATAGGGCATCCTGTAGTTTCGTACCAGTGTTCTAACAAAGATCGTATTCCGCTATTGTTTTTTGGTACCACCTGGACTCTGGATGTACCGTCTTTGTGTACGATGGCAGGATACAGGTCTGGATGCTTGCAACGGGCGGTAAACTGCATATATTCATTTGCTCTCCCGTCAAAGTGTTCGTCATAATGTTCTGACAGGATAACTGGAGCGAAGGGACGGAATCGTTGTCGTTGCTTGATGTCGTTGACTCTATCTTTGATGTCTGCTCCACGTGGGTCGGCAAGGAGGCTACGATTGCCAAGAGCCCTAGGACCAAACTCAGCGCGACCATTTGCGACACCCGCAATACCAGTGTTTTTAAGTTCCTTAATAAGTTTGTCAACTGGGTATTCTCCTTCTATGTTGTAGCCTGTGTATACATGATTCATTTCCATATGTTCTTTTTTGTGAGCCAGTACACACCCTATTGCTGACCCAGCATCACCCGGGTTGGGCATGATCCATACGTTGTCAAAATACTTGTAGGCCAAATGATTAGCACTACAGTTTAGGGCACACCCTCCCATTAAAACTAGGTTACGGCTCTTTGTATTCTTCTCAGCCCACTTTAATATTTGTTCTAGGGTAAACTCATAACACTTCTGAGTGGCAGCAGCAATGTCAAACATATCCTGCTCCGATGTTAACCCTGGCTTCCACCAACGGCACCCTCTGTGAAGATTGTGTGTATACTTGACTTCTGCTCCGTCTATGTATTCGATCATGTCATACATATCCCACCAAAATCTACCAGGGTCTCCATATGCTGCCATACCCATTAAGATGTATTCATCTTCATTAGGCTTTAGGCCTACACGCTGAGTCATAGCACTATACCACAAGCCTACGCTGTTAGGATAGCCCTGAGAATATTTTTTCTTTAGAACGTCATTGGTCCCTTCCCAAACGGTGAGGGTTTCAAACTCTCCAATGCTATCAATACATACCACAGTAGCGTCACTAAAAGGACTAGTATAATAACCAGCGGCAGCATGACTATGATGGTGACTAGTATACTTAATAGGAGCAGTAATGCCGTACCCTTTAAGATAACGTTTAATATTGTTTTCATTATAGAGCCACCCTTGTCCTGCTCTAAGTTGTCTAAGAGTTTTTCTAAAGGGTCTTTCATACCAAATAACTTCATCAGGTTCTCCCCACTGTTTAGCATAGTCTATTAGTTTACTGTTTAGGTGAGGATCATTCTTTACGCCGCTAAAACGTTCTGCATGACTTGCAAATTCAAGACCGTCTTCTGAAAATACAGCCAATGCAGCGTCGTGACTGTTTGCTGAAATACCCCATGTAATCATTTTATACCTTTAAATTTTTTCCAAGTTTTATGCAGAAGATAAAACCAGACACCGTTTATTATTGGTTCTACAATAGCATCTATTGCTGCAAGTTCTAATGTTGCGCCAGTAATTATTTTCACACATGCTATTGCAATAATTATGTGTCCTATGGTATATACTACAGCAAGGCCAAGACTACTTCCGCCTATGATGCGTTTTAGCATTTCGTATATACCTAACTTAAACTCTGTCATTTGTATATAAACGGATCCTTTTTTTGTAATTCTTTTAACTTCTGACGGAACTTTATTTCTTCTTTAATTTTTGTGTACGGCCAACTAATTATTGTCCAAAGTTTTTTCAAGTAAACCATTTCTTTGCCCTCAATCTAATTTTTAATGGACTATCTTCTGCACTAACTGCAATACTATGTAATGTATACAGTCTTCCATAAACATCTACAGCATCTCCGATGTCGTTGATGTCTTCTCTCCATTCAGGCATACTAATGCTGTAACCTAATTCGATAGCACGTTCTACAAGTTTGCTGCCTGCATTATCTCTATCCGGTACAACAATAATTTGCTTCTGTAGTCTATTTAACAGCATTGCTTGTTGATCTGAAATTTCTGACCCACCTAGTGCGCAACCTTCTACGTGTATAGCATCTAGTTGTCCTTCGCATACAATAGCAAACACTTTGCTATAACGCTGGTCGTCTAGTCCGTATACATATCCTGGTTGTACTTCTGTAAGATACTTGGGTTTCTTGTCAGGTACAACGCTGCGTCCTGTCCATCCTACAATACGTCCTTCATAGTAGAAAGGAATAATAAGACGATCACGATAACCTAGACTAGGTGACCAGTAGTAGTCTGTATCATCTACGTTTAGATTACGTGCAGCCATGTACTCTAACACCGCCATACTAAACTTATTAAAGTCTGTTATGTCTGTAATCTTGATAGCATCGTCTGGCAACGGGACAGTATTAAATGTAGGCAGTTCGGCAATACGTGTTTTAGCCTCTACACCTTCATTCTCTCTCATCACTTCCAACGCCACCTTGTTGATTATATCGTCAGGCGCTCCCATCCATTGTAGGAGTTTTCGTAACTTGTGTGAGAAATTTCTGCCCGGTTGCCAGCTTGCTTTGAAGCCGCAGTTAAAGCAGTGATAACTAACGCCTCCATCGGGGTTGCTTATTAAGCCACCACGTCCGCGAGTGTCAGCCGTGTGTCCATTGTGATGGCAACACGGTGCATTAAATGATAGCCAGCCACTAGGCGTTGTTTTACGCTTAGGCGGCAAGTATGTCAGAACTGTATCGCTTACTACACTCATACTATTATTATAGTGTCAGTATACGATTATGTCAAGAGGTTTTAATGATTTAATTGAATACTATTTACAGTACCGTCTGTATATTCTACAACAGCTCTTATCCAAACATAGTTGCCTGTGAAATTGTAAAGGAAACTTCCTGTTCGGTTTGCACTGCTGTCGTCTGCACTTGTATGAGTAACAATATCAAACCAATCATCTGAAGTAGGTGTAGTAGCTAACGTTGCCTGAATAGTTATAGTGCCAATTATTTCAGTCACACTAATTTGAATTGTGTGTAGTCCGTCGGCTCTGCTATAAAATCCGTCGCCTTTAAAATTAGCACCAGTTACAGTTTGTGTTGTACTGTCTCCTGGATGTGTCTGTGCCGATAGTATTGTTTCGCTGTTTGCCATTTTAATTTCTCACTAATATCTTTGTTATCTTGTTTTCTGGATCTGCACTTGCCTTAAATCTAAGGTATGTGTAAATGCCGTTAAAACTAGACGGCACGGGTTGTGTTTCATTTCCTGCAAATGATAATGTATCAACAGTAGACCAATTGTTTGAACCTGTAATTTGATTGTCTAAGGTTGCTTGTATTTCGACATTGCCTACATATGCATCTGTATATACAGCAACAGTGTGTAGTGCTTCATTTCCGTTTAACCCTGGCTCTGCTGTAATTTTATTTGTATCACTTGATCCTGCTACCCAGTAATCATTTTCTGCAAAAAAGGTTGTAATTTCTGTACTAGACTTTGGTCCTGGAAAAGCATTACCGTCTACGTATATAGTTCCTGCACTTTCAAAGTAACTGTTTGCATAAGTTAGTGTATTTTGACCTGCGGAAGCTTTCATATATACGTTATAGTGGAGATATTGTTGTTGCACATTCAATAAATCATTTTCAGTAATTGTTACAGTAAACTGACCTTTGGTAGCAGTTGTGGAGCCATCGTCTTGTACTGTGCAATCTCTTTCAATAATCTTTACATTGTTTTCATCAAACACAACCAACACTGGTGTTGTTGTAATTGTTACAGGCTTTTGATCTGCATTAAGCAATCTAAACTGTAATTGATTGTCTATCCCTCTATAAACTTTTAATTGTCTACTATACACTGGTCTATACTCCACAACGAATCCTATATCGTTTGATACAACATCAACTTTGTTTTCATATAAATATCTAGGTATAAGTTGCATACAAAAAGGATCCTTAATTTATTTAAAGTATTTATCGCTAATATGTTATTAAAAGATATAGAAAAAAACTTTCCTTATATTTCTGTCGTCACATATGGTGGACAAGAATATGTAGGAATCATTTCCAATCAAGATCAGTACATTACATCTATGTATGTGTACACTAATCTCCGATCTGAAAATGAGCGTAAAGCTTTTTTAGAACTGGGTGATATATGGTGGTGGGAATCTAACAGGATGATACCAATTAATATATTTTTGAGAAAAGACATAGAACCTTTTAGACATGCACTCATAACAATGAATAGCAAAGATGTCAAGGTTACAATTGGCCCTTGTGTTAATTTAAACAACCTTGCAATAAAACGTGTAAAACGCAAAAGTGTACAGCTAGTTAAAAAACCTAGATCTTAGTAAACCAAACGTTTCTTTAGTAGCCATTGAGTTGCTCACACAATAAGTTCATATGTACAACACATGCTATAGCATATGATACAGCATGTGCTTTTTTAAAATAGTATTCACCGTTTTCAGGTTTGATCCAGACTTCTTTTAGTATCGTCTGCCAGTTTTTGTCCGCTAGGTGTCTTTTTGCCGGACGAATTATCGCCAGTGTCGCTGCCAATTGTTCTACCGATGTAGGCTTCAATTGTTTCAACAGACTGCTGTGCCCGCTTAGATGAAAGACTTGATCTACGAATTCTTCGTGCTCCAATAGTTCCCATAGTGGTTCCTTTTGCATGAGACTCATTAAATGTGTCTCATCTTGGATGTCTTTGTATATAGACACATTTAAAAAATCTAATTTAAAATAACCTCTGTCTTCGGCGTTTTTGTAGTCGATAGTAGATAGGTTATCCACAGGGTTGTGAGGAATTTCTGTAACATAGACGCCGGTGTTGTGTTTCTTTTCACTATCAAGTTTAGCAACACGGTGTTGTATCTTTGACAACACAATGTCTCTGTCTGCAAAATCTATGTCAATATCTGGCATTATAGATTACTTTCTTTTGCAACATCTTTAACAAGCTGCACATCACTTGGTTTTCTTTTAAATCGCATAGCCCAATGTTCAGGGTTAATAACGTGATAAACAAGATTTAATTGTTCGTCATTAAACTTACTTAACATGTCTTTTCCGCTTTTACAATTAAGTAATAGCCAAGGCGATATCTTTCCGTCTTTAATATGCCACACTGCTCTATTTAAACTAACATAATTAAAATAATGATTCCATGCAGCAGGCTCATTTTCTTCTGCCCAATCCATCATTGTTTTTACACTACGTTCAAGTGCAGTAGCAACATCTTCTTTAAGAATAAATTCTAGTGCATACTTTTCGTACAGTTCATCTCGTGCCCAGTGATCTAACTTGACACCGCTTGTAACCACATAATCGATATATCGCTCAGGATATAAAGGTTTGACATTGCTAAGAAAACTGCCAAACTTAACAAAAGCATTATAATAGGGGCTTGCACAAAAATCTTCATATGTTTTTTCTTTCTTAGTTCCTGCACTGAGTTTGTAAAATCGTTGAAAGGCATAAAAGCCGTACCTTACTCGCTTTTCATCTTTTTGTAAAGAACGCCTCTTCTTTTCACACATATGAGCTGCAAGAGTCTTTTCTCGCATATAACCATTGCCGCAGTATTCGCATTTGTATGGTTTATCAGAGCTTGACGTCAACGTCATGTTCTTCAGCCAATTGTTTGAGTTCTTTTTTTGTAGATAGTCTAGCAAGTAATTCTACCTCGTCTTGTTTCATATTCGGATATATTTCTTCTAATAATTTTATTGCTTTCGAATTAGATTCGGTTTTCTTTTTAAATCCAATGTATGGATGGAATTCTATTTTTCCAGTTGCTCCGCTCATGCACAATAGTTGCCACATCAGTTCTTGATGACCGGTTTCTTTGCCTACACCGATTGTATTAAAATGTTTGTTATAGTACTTATTTGTGTTTTCTATTGCACGTTCTTGTTTTTCTCTGTTGCCAGCAACATTACTAACGTATCTATTAAGTAACCAAAAGCCTACACTCTTTTTTTCTTCGTCAGTAAATTCTTTCCAGGCTCCTTTGTAGTTCATATCTATACAGCCAAGTATTTGTTTTAGATTAAGTTTTTCTTGTGCCACTCTTCTGCATCCTCAGGTGTGTTTATCTCTGTACCATTAAATTGTACACTCAAACAGCCTATTTGCCAACCGTTTTTTAACCAACGCAATTGTTCTAATTGCTCAATTCTTTCCTCTTTAGGTATAGGCATATCTTGATAACATTGTAAAGCGTTTTTACTATATCCATAAACGCCTAAATGCCATTCGCCATACCCTGTCATACCTCTACCAAACCATAATGCATTGTCTCCTGCACGTATCATTTTTACACTGCTAGGATCATCTTGCTTTGCTTCAGGCATATTAGTAAACACTGTGCTTACATTATAATGTTGTAAACTAAAAATACATTTGTCTATCATTTCCTTTGTTACGTCTGGCATGTCACCTTGTACATTTATAAAATTATCGTACTCATCAAACTTACGACTAGCAATTGCTCCGGCACATCTTTCGGTACCGTTTTCATAATCATGTGAATCTATATAAATGCCTACACCAGATGCTTGTGCTGCCTGTGCAATAGTTTTGTTATCTGTTAGCACATAGGTATCATACCCTGTTGCTTTACAAGCTTCTGCTACTCGTTGTATCATAGGTTTATCCCCTAACATAGTCAGAGGCTTTCCTGGGTATCTTGTGCTGCCGTATCTAGCGGGAATAAGAATGGCTGATGATGTCACGTACTACCTCCTCAAAGTTTTTTAACTTCAACATATTAGGCCCATCGCTTGGTGCATTGTCTGGATCAGCATGTACTTCTAAAAAGAAGCTGTCGATGCCCAAAGCAGAAGCAGCACGAGTAAGACCTGGAACGAAATCGCGATTGCCTCCACTTGAAGTGCCGTTTCCACCCGGCTTCTGTACCGAGTGGGTAGCATCCAATACAATGGGAACGTTATAATTAGTGAGCATATAGTCAAGCCCAGTGAAATCAACAACAAGGGTATTATAACCAAAACTTGTACCTCTCTCTGTTATCCATACTTCTTTAGCACCTTCTGTTTTGCTAAGAATACCTTCTACGTCCCAGGGTGCTAAGAACTGTCCTTTTTTAATATTCACAATCATTCCTGTGTCGCAGGCTGACGTAATCAAATCTGTTTGTCTACACAAGAACGCAGGAATCTGTAGAACATCTACAGCATCTCTAAACTGATTGCGTATAGTAGAAACTTGTTCAGAAGTATGTACATCAGTTAATGTTTTTAACCCTGGTATTTCTTTTTTCATAGTTTGAAAATCGTATAACGTAGTAAATAAACCTTGGCCTCTTTCTCCGTTTACACTAGTACGATTTGCTTTGTCGTAACTGGCTTTGAAGTAATATTCAATGCCATACTTGGCGCAAACTCTTGCACACTTTTCTGCAATCTCAATACTTTGTTCTAGTGTCTCATGCTGACAAGGTCCTGCAATAATTCTCATTGTCTTCTCTTTCCATCAAATACACAGTTCATGATGCAACCCCTTGGCCCTGCATGCACTCTATGGAACACACCACTTTTAACAAGAACTACATCGCCTTCTCCAACTTCTATAGTCTCGTCGTCAAGTTCCATTTTGCCTTCACCTTTTATAAAAAAATATACCTCTTCTTGTCCAACATGACTATGTCCAGTTGTACTTTTATTAGCATTAAGTTTTGTAGAACTTAAAATAAGATTTTTTAATTCTGTATTGTCTGCAACTTCGTAGCGATCATCTTGCTTAACAATTGTTCCGCCTATATTGTAATTATTGTATTTCATTTCTGATCCTTTATCAAATAATACATAGTTACTAATTTGTCAAGTTGTTTTTTCAGTGCCGGGCTTTCTTCTGCAACTTCACACAAATGATTCCATTCGCCGTAGTCTAAAAGTTTACCTTGTGCTCTAGCAACAGCACCCGGATCTCCACCTATTATCCAACGAGGTATATCAGGTTTGTTAGGATATCGAGCATATACTACACCATTAGCTCTTTCGTATATTAATTCTTCTCCGGGAATTAATTTATTTTTCGATAGCGACATCAAATTTGCCTTTATGTGTTAATTGTGTATATACCATCCTGCCTGCTATGTGTTTTTGTATTTGTTCTATCCACCAACTAGGTTGTTCTTGTATTAAATGGGCGTTTCTGCCATCTGGTAATTTTTTTCTAGCAGGTAAAGTATCTATTCGTAACCATATATATTTTAAACTATAAAAATTAATGTTTTGTAAAACATCTGTTAAGTATTCTGGTTCTATATGTTCTAATACATCGTTACTAAAAATACATTCTACTGGCGATGCTGGTAAATTAGAAAACATTTGTATTGCAGGATCATAACCATAACATCTAATGTCTGGATACTTTTCATTAATATGAGAAAGTATAATACCTTTACCACAACCATAGTCTAGTAAATTTCTAGGTTGCCATTTGTCTAGAAATGTATAAAATTTTCCTAGATCTTTGATTTTACCTCCAAAGCCTCTAGGACGACTTCTGTCCATGTGGAGGCTTTGGAGTTGTTTTATATATTCTTTCGAATACACTATTCGCTCTTTGCTTTAGGTTTGCGACCACGCTTTTTAGGCGCTGTTGCCGGCTCTGGTGCAGGCGTCAAACCTACATCAAATTTGTTCTTGAGCGATGCAAGAAGCAAGCCGTAAGCTGGTAAGAACACAATTAATCCTACTACAATCTTTGTAAGCGTATTGTTAAATGCTACGCCGTGTACCCACGGTGCAGGATAAAACGCTGTGTAAAAGAATGAGTACGTATCAATTATGTTTGCAGCAATAGTGGAAATTGCCGGAGCTGCCCACCAAGCCTGTGAATATTTTTCACGAATGTGCTGGAACACATATACATCTAACATTGTACCTATACCGTATGCAACGCCTGACGCTAAACCTACTCTATACGCATGTTCGTCACCTAGAGCTAACAATACTAGCACTGATGCAATAATGGCCGGAACAATAGCCATAGCTACTACAGCTCTGCCTGCTTCCTTGCCAACTAATCTAACTGTTAAGTCGGTAGCTACTACAACAATCGGAAATGTAAATGCCGCTGCTGCTAACGGAAATGATCCAAACAAGGGCAAATCTGCACCTGGGAATAGATCAAATCTAATTGTAACCAAATAATTACTTACTGCAATTACTAGGGTGTGTAGAATAACTAGATTACGCACTAGTGTTTTATCTACACCTTCTAATAGTTTTGTAAACATAATTTACTTCTTTCCTTTTTCAATTTTGGTGCCAACTGTTCGACGAACAATGTCGTCGTGATTAAATTCCGCCCAGTATAGCTCAAAAGCGACACCATCTTCTAAACCTTCAAACTGGTGGATCTTTCCTGGCTTCACTTGAGTGAAGTCACCGGCTTCAAGAATAGTTTCATCAACTAAACCTTCTTGATCCGCATCTTGCCAAACACGAACAATCATTTTGCCCGATTCGACGAAGAATCCGTTCCATTTGTAGCGATGCTCATGTTCGCTACATTTATATCCTGCTTTGTATTCTATTCGATGAAACTCTAGTACACCATTTGCATGGATCAATTCCGTTTGACCCCATATCTTTCCTGCTTTCATTTTCATACCCTTTCCTTATAACAGTTGTGAAAAATCTATTGTTTCACTTTGTCTACTAATGTCTTTTACAAAAAACGCACACATTGGATTGTCTTCATCTGTAATTGGTACGCTTAAAAGCTGACCGTTTTTCATCTTAGGAAAATACCATTTTACATCATTATAAAAATTAGTTATTTTAATAGAACCATATTCTGTTTTAAAACTGGACAATGGATTAAAAAGAAATGCTTCAAAACCTCTATCATTTATAGATGTTAGTGGCAATACTTCTAAATCATTTCCGCAGTAACTATCGCCGACTGCTATGTGCCAGTCTATAGGCATCATTATTTCATTTCCGTTTATTTCCATTACTATTGCAGGAGAATTAAAAGATTCTAAAAATATTAAAGGGACAAAAAAGAAATCTGGTTCTTTTGGGTCGCTATTATCTAATACACTAAATCTTACATCATCTTCAATTTCGTCAGGTAAGTTTGTAAGAGAAAACGGTTTGTTTTCTAAAGTTAAAATTTTCATATATTCCAATCCACTTTTTCTATTGTGAATGGGTATTCTGCGTCCTTATAAAACTTTTTACGTTGAGTAAGGTGCCGCTTCGCAAACTTACAAGTGCTTGTAAGATCCCATATTTGCACGAAGTCTTTGTCCTTTGCCTTTCTTACGCCTCTACCTATACTTTGGATAACTCTTACAAATGACTTGCCAGGCTCAATAAGGACGAGATTAAAAATCCTAGGAATATTGATACCAACAGCAGCCACCCCATATGTTGCGATAACAACATGGTTAGTCCCTTCATTAATTTCGTCATATGCTTCTTTCCTATCTTTTAATTTAACATCGCCTTTCACAAATACTGATCCGGGTATAAGTTCTTGTAACATCTCGCCTGCTGAGATTCTATCTACAAGTATTAGAGTATTGCCTGATTCTTTTACGTTGTTTAATAATTTGCCTATGTATTCTACTCGTTCTTTATTTGTTACTAGATATTTTAATTCTGATTGATAATCTCTATGTACCTGTGTATCTACTAGTTGTACTATATTAACATGACAATTAGATAATACGCCTTTGTCTTGTAATTCCTTTGCTGTAATGCTTCCTATAACTGGACCTAGTGAAGCATGAATCGATTCAAACTCAAAACGTTCTTTAGGTACTGTGCCAGTTAGTCCCCAACGAATAGGAGCATTGCGTAGGTTGCGAGTAAGCAGATTCTTGAGAACTTCTGCTTTTGCTTGGTGTACTTCGTCGACAATAATAGTGCTAACACCTTCCAAGAACTCTGCTAGGCTTAGTACAGCCGCGCCGTCTTTATGCCGCTTGTCAAGTATATTCAAACTTTGCCAAGTACATATGGTGTGAGTCTTACCTAGTTCCTTTCTGTCTCCGAAGTACACCCCTACGTCTAACCCACAATTGATATAGTCTTCTTCTGTTTGTGTAACAAGTGATTTGTTAGGCACAATTACAAGACTACGTCCGT